GTTCAATGATATGTCCATATAGAAATTTTAAATTTAATCCTGCGTTTTCTTCTTTCTTATCTTTAGGACTAAACTTATCGTACCATAATTGCCTAGATGGTTTACCTAGAATTGACATCCTAAGTTTACCTGCATACTTCTCTGCATTGTATGGTTTGTTCCAAGCTAACATAGCTTCTTTAATATTCTGAAGAAATACATCTAAGTTTTCTTCAGTCATGTTGGCAGGTTTACCATTAGATATATCAGCTATCAAACTTTTAATGTCCGTAGCTAATGTACTAATGTGTTTCTGACCAGTTGTTTCCGACTTTGTATTCACCATTTAAAGGACACCTTATGTTTAATAGTTTCCCTGCATCTATAATTGATTGTACTGCGACTCTTCCAAACTGTTCTGCTTGTTCTTCTTTGACTTCGTATTGGAACTCATCATGTACATTCACCACAGGGAACGCTTTGATTTGTTTTACTTTAACATATTTTTCTAGCAATGTCAACGCTTTCTTCATAACTATTGCACCTGCACCCTGCAATAAACTATTTAATGCAGCATGAGGATGTCTAATAATTATTCTTCTTTGGTCGAGTCCTGTGACGTATCGTCTTGTAGCCACTCGTTCCACTTTTTCTCGTAAGCTTCTAAGACTTGGTGTTGCTCTAAGAAATTTTTCTTTAGCTCTTTCACCATCTGCTGTCGAACCTCCAATGATACTTCCGATTTTTGCTGAACCTGCTCCATAGATAAATGCGTAGATAAAAGTCTTCGCCTTATCTCTTGATTCCAGACCAGCAGCAATTTGATTTGCTGTGTGTATATCTCCATTAACGACTTCATGTATATAATCCTTATCATTCATGTAGTGTGCTAACATCCTCAACTCAAGTCCTGAAGCGTCAACTCCTACTAGTTTATAACCTTTGTTTACTACCCATAATGCCCTACATTCTTTACCATATGGTGAGTACACAGCAGGAATTTGAGCCATGTTGGGCGACTGGTGGCTCATCCTTCCTGTTATTGTGCCATTAGTAATGACCTTGCCATGTACTCTACCATCTTCTCTTATAGCTTCTATCCAAGAACTTACTTGAGCAATTCTTTTCTGGAGCATAAGAAACCTGTTAATTAATTTAGCTTCAGGAATATTATGTATCTGACTTAATACTTTTTCATCAACAATAACATGACCTTTATCTGTTTTCTTCTTAGGCTTCCACCCAAGTAACATCAATCGTTCAGCTATCTGTTGTCTTGAACCTAAATTAAATTCCTTGAACTTAACTTTAGTAAAGGGAACTCCCTTCACATATCCTCTTGCTTTGTTATTAGACTTAGGAATAAACTCTTCTTCTATTTTTAATGGAGGAAAAGTTTTTCTTACAGTTGTAGTCAAGTCATTCATGTCTTCTTGAAACTTGGCTTGTAAACTATAAGCTTCTACTATATCAAGTTTAAATCCTAACTCATGTTGTCTTTGAATTATCTTTGCTGTTTCATGTTCTAACTCTATTGACTCACCAAAGTCAGTCATCTTTTTAAATAGAAACTTATATAACTTTTCTGTTAAAGCTACATCATTTCTACAGTAAGCTAACATCTCATCACTAAGATAATCAAATTGCTCAAACTGAATTTTACCTTGACCTCCAAACTTTAAGCCCCAATTTTTTAGTGAATGTCCACCATCTAATATAGGATTAAATAATCTTGAAAGAACTAAGGTATCAGTTATCTTACAATCTTTAAACAAGTCTTTACCAAAAAATTTATTAAGAACAGGTATATCAAAGCCTATGATATTGTGTCCTATAAATTCTTTAGTTTGTTTTGCAAAGTCTTCGAACCTATGTAGATTCTTACCATCTGTAAATTGATAATAAGTTTCTCCATGTTTACAAACAATGCACCATACTTTATCAGCAGTCATCGTTGTTTCAACATCGAAGACTACCTGATTAAAGGTCATCTATTTTCACCTCATTTAATCTACCAGTATCAGCGTCATATAATAAGTCACAACAAGGACCAGTAGTACCAGAGAATCTATTCTTAAGAACCCTAACTCTTGTTGTATTCCTAACAATAGGGTCATCATTTTGAGCATCTCTTTCTAATCCGATAACCATATCTGATAGTTGTCCAATAGAAGCTGAACCTCTTAACTGTGATAGTGAAGTTGCTGCACCCTCTTCATGTCCTTTACCTTCTGGTCTTCTTAAATGAGATACAACTACCATAGCAATACCTGTTTCTTGTACAAGTGTTCTAAGTCTAGTCATAATTTCATCTAATGCTCTACGTTCATCACCTGAAGCTTGGTCCGATACAATGATACTAACATGGTCAATAACAACATACTTACAATCTAAACCTTTAGCTAAGTATCTTACTCTTGAAATGATATTGTCAATTGAATTAGAACCAAAGTGGTCAAACATAAATACTCTACCAGTACCTACTGTTGCATCAAAGTAAGTTTTTAATTCTTCTTTACTTACATGAACATCTGGTAAATGTAATCTTTGATTTGCTTCAACACTCATCAAACCTTTAGATGTAATAACTGGTGTTTCTTCTAACATTAACAAACCAATATTATCTTCAGTTGATTTAATCATATGATGAACTACTTCTCTCATCACTTGCGTCTTACCTAGACCAGACCCTGCAGTAAATGTAACTAACTCAGCAGGTCTTATTCCATAAGTAATTTTATTCATACCTTCAAATGGATATTGAACAAATGCTTTTGATATAGGTTTTGCTATCTCATCAAATAAAACATTAGCATTAATGATACCATCTGGTGCATATAACTTTGCATCCCAGAAAGCTTTAGTATATATCTGTATATTATTTTTAGTTAAACAATCTGAAGCGTCTTTAAATCCTTCAGGTAAGTGCATGATTTTACATTTTCCTGGAGAAAATAATTCTGCTACCTTTGAAGCACCTTCAATACCATGCTTATCATTATCAAAATTTAAAATAACATTAGTGAAGTTAGTTTCTAACCATTCTAAACTTGTCTTAATATCCTTGACTGCTGAAGTAATACCATTCTTAATACTAACTACTGGTGTTTCATACTTGTCAGTCTTAAACATTTGATAAGCTGATAAACAATCTAACTCACCTTCAGTAATGATAATGTATTTATTTCTTTTAAACAAATGTTCACCAAACAATCCAGAGTTTTTAGTATTACCTTGAATACTAAATTCTTTTAGCTTAGTGTATCTTGTTTTAGTTGCAACCTTTGCACCTTGTTTATCGTGATAAGGATAGTAATGATGAGTAATACTACCCATGCTATCCATCTTAACTGAAACACCATAGCGTTTACAGCTTTCTTCTTTTATATTTCTATCTATAATTTCTGCATAGTTAGATTCTTTTAAGTAATCTTTTACTTCGTATTCATTCGCACCATTCGTTGTGCCTTCTGTAATTTCCATATCGTATTCCCTTATATATTGTTGACATGAAAAACAATAAGCTGAGTTATCTTTGTTCACAGATACTGCATCACTACTTGAACATAGTGGACAGGGTAAATGAAACTTTACAAATCCATTATTTATTTCTTCCATAGTCGCCCTTTGTAATTGTTGTTTGCATAAAAAAGGAGAGCCAGTTTTAGCCGACTCTCCCCAGGAGATAAGTATAATGAAACTGCCATTAGACTTATGGCTAGTTGTAACTAGAAGTCTTCTTTAATATCAACACCAGATTCTGTTGGTGTGATTATATCAAAGTCTTCTTTAGGTGTGTACTCTACTAGATTCTTAACTTGAACTGCTTGTAAATCTAAACCTTTACCAGTCTTACCTTTGTAATTCCAGTCATAAGATTTATACATTACTACAACCTTAGAACCATTACCAACTATTTTATCTAGTGGTTGTTTCTGTCCATCAACAATTGATGGTGGTTGATTCTTGTCACCATTTGCTTTAGAAACTTTTCTTTTAAACTTAATAACATTCTTGATAGTGTTACCATCAATAACTGTTTCGCCTAAAGTAATACCTTCTTTAGCTAGGTCTGTTGCTGTGTTGTCATCAACTGCTAAGTCAATTCTCCACATTGGTTCAAACTTTTCATTGGGTCTTGTTAAAGAAGCCCAGTACGCTGTGCCTTCTACTTGTGCCATTTTTTATACCTCATTGTATTTGTTAATTTATTTGACATGAATAATCTTTATCATAATTAATCATCCTTGTCAACTGTTTCTTCATCTTTTTTTTCTAAGATTTCATCTATCTTTTTATTAATAGTTCTCTTGATAGTTTCTTTCTTAGACAGCTTCTCTTGTAGTTCAGCAATCTTAGAACCTAAGGCTTGAACATCTGAGTTTGCTTGTTCTAATTGTATTAGAATCTTTTTAATTTTACTATCTTTTACTGCAACTAATTCAACTGCATCTTTTTTTTCTTTAGTTAATTCAGCTATAGTAAGTTTGTATTCTGCTAATAAATCTTTACTACTCATAATTATATTTTTATACAGTCTTCACTAAACAATTCTTTTAGTGGAAGTACCACACATTTACTTGCTCTATAATCTCCTATGTTTTTAGTGTGTGTTTTTTTATATTTCTTTACAATCTTTTTTAGTCTTGATACTCTGAACACTAACATACAATGTTCCTTCTTATCTAACTCTAAAATATGAAACCACCATTTAGCTTCTGTCTTATCTATACCAGATGGCTTACCTCTATACTCATATTCAAGTGCAATGTTTCCAGTTTTTCTCCACCAGTTTCTTTCAGTTTTTATTTCTACTTGTTCCTTACCAAGCAAGTCAGCTACTCTCTTCTCTCTTATCTGTCCATACTTTAAGTCTATATCAAACTTTGAATTGTTATTTAGTTTCATTAATATTCCTCTGTAAAAGTACACAAGTATTCTAATAAAAATTTATTTAAGTTCTTACCTTTAAATAATTTCTTACCATTCTTTTCTACAATCTTATTGTAAATCTTTAATACAAAATAAGGTTGAAGATTAGCATAGTCACATACTAGGTTAAAATGTTTATCGTCTTTATCAAACCAAAGCTTTGCGTCTTTTATAATTTGAAGTCTTCCTGTACCCCATGCATGAATATCAATATCCAATGCATCAAGTATAGTTCTAACTATAACAGACCTCCATAGAATTAAGTCTGGTGTTAGATTAAAATTTCTATTACCAAACGCAGGGTTTCTAATTGAGTCTTGTTTAATTATAGTACTCACTATTCTTTCTCCACTTCTTTAAATGAAACAGTCTTTGCTTTTTTATTGTGTGCTTTCTTAATCTTATCTTTATATTCTTTTTCTGTTATCTCTTCTATTGTATTTCTTGTTTCTTTAACTTCTCTCGTAATAATATTTGCATTGTCTGAGAAGATAACTTTTCTTTCTATTTTCTTTTCATTAGTTACACCATCAAAGTAATCTTCAACAGTTAGTTTCATATCAATATATGTCTTCTTTAAAATAAACTTACTCACACTTATACTCCTTTATTATTTTTATTCCTCTAGCTTGAGCATACTTTTTTTTAATGTAACCTTTGTATTCTAAGTAGCCTAACATTTGAAACGCTTGTGATTTGCTACCCATCTTCATATACGTTTTTATATTTTCAAAGGATGGCATTATATTATTTTCTTTTGAATAAGTTTTAAGAAAAGTATATAATTGTAGTTGTCTTTTTGTCAGCATTTTAATCCTATCATATTTATTAGTTGTTCACAAGTGGAAAATAACCTAGTAAAATCAACGCTTATTAGCGTCTTCCTTACTGATACCTGCGTTTCTATACTCCTCTTCTTCAGTCATAGATACATTGTTGTAATAACCTCTTGTTCTTAATAATCTTTCGTACTTGACCTCAGCCTGGAGGTTTTCTATCTCAAGCTTTTGCTCTTCGATAATTCTCTCCAGGTCTGCAGTACCTCTGTCATCAAACTTAACCACTAGGTTGATGTCCTATCTCTACTAAGATTTTCCATTGGTTTCTATTACCCATGCAACATTGGTCAAACTTTTCCATAGCTTCATCAGCACTTGTTGCATTGATAAACATATCAAAATTAAATAGTTGATTATGAAATACATAAACTGAATTATCACAATCATCTTTTTGTTTTCGTTTGTATTTTCTTTTAGCCATTATCATTTTCCTTATTGTTATATGCTACGCTTTGTTCAAACAGAAAGTACTCTAGATTGTCATGTTCATTTTCTTCAATCATTAACTCACAGTAATGGTCAGCACTATGTCTGTTAACAAATTGTTTTTCTAAAATAAATCTATCTACGTGTTTAAACTTACTCATCACCATATATTTTTTTATTTTTGTATTGTCCATTATGCTCTCTCCAATCCCTTCATTACTTGTTGTTTTATTAAAGCTTTAAGTTTGTATTAG